AGGACTAAACCCACCTGCATCCATTATCGCTCTTTCTTTTTGTACTGTGTTGTCAGGAATCATCTTATCTACTTTTTTTTTTAAGTAATCAGGTTGTAAGTAATCAAGTGGCCCAGCTACCGTACTAGGTGAAGGTGCTGTATATGTTCCATATATATCGTCCCTCTGTTGTAACTTATTGTAGGAGTCATAACCACCTCTCGCTGTTATTTCATTCCATTTTCTCTGAGCTTCAGCATCACCTGTACCAAGTACATTAACAAAAGAACCATCAGGATTTTTCTGAATAATTTTACTTCTGTCCCTGTTTAATTGGTCTAATGCATCGGCTGGTGACATTGGGCCTCCTCCTAAATTAAGTGTATCCCCAAAACCTTGTGTTGTGATTGGTTGTCTACCACCACTTCCACCACCACCACCACCACCACCTGCACTACCTCTAAAGCGTGGGTTATTACCCCATGTGGTAGGAACATTGCCACCAAAGAGTGCATCGTATTGTGCGACTGCGCCTGGCTGATTCGCTTTGAGTTCAGCCAAGGCTGATTCATACATCGGTTGAGAACTATAACCTGTGAAACCATCCCAATCTGTTGGTGCTGGCATACCACTTGTTGCAGTCAATGTGTTTGGTGCTAATAGTCCAAAGGCTTCTGCTGCACCTATATTCTGGTCGAAAGCTGCGTTCTGAGTTGGTGTGAAAGCTGCAACATCAGGCCCATAGTAGGGCATGTATGGTATTCGTTGTACTGCTTCTGCTCTTGCTAGGTTTCTTATTGCTGGGTCACGAATCCAAGCTGGTATCGTTGTCTCTGTTGTTTCACTTCCTCCTTTACCACCACTCATGTCACCACTCCTTTGCTAATGTTATGAATTGCTGTTTCCATCCTTTCTCCTGAAGCATTTTCTTCCAACCTGCCCTGCCACTTACAGTCATCCCTTGACAATCATTACGTTTGGCAAATTCAACAGCATCATCGTGCATGTCCATAATTTGTTCAATTCCGTAGCCTTTTTTTCCACCTGCTAGAAAGACATGGAGAATTTTCTTATTAGGATACACTAAAATTTCTGTAACTGCACATCCGTTTGCACCACTCCACAGTTGCATGTGACCACTCATCACTCCATCTACAATATCAACAAAATCGTGAGTATCACCTCCTTTGTCGAGTGCAGATTGTATCCAATCCCTGCTTTTAATTAATTCGTCTTGAATACTCATGGGTCTAATTGTATTTTTACCCAAACGTTATTCTTTGATACTACAACAGTTTCTTCAGTTGAATCCCACATCAGTATTCCATCTTCAGTTGCCTTGGAATCTGAGTCCTTGTGTTGTAATGTATTTCTAGTAGAGGTTAGATACTTACTGATACGTTCTCCCCATATCTTCCAGTTATTGCCTAATGGTGGTGGAGGTGTTGCTACACTCATCGTTTACCACCTGCTGTCGCTTCAATTCTCATCACTCCTGACCTCCAGTTTGTGTTTGCTACACCCTGAACCTTGATTCTTACCTGTCTACCACTAAATCTAACGTCTGTAGGATTCGTCAGAGTGAAAGCACCATGCGTTGTCTCTGTAGCATTAGGATAGAACCTAGATTTGAACGTAACCTGAACCTGTCCTTGTGTCTGTTCGTCAGGAATCAAATTGGTTACTCTCATGATAGTATCACCATTTCCTAGACTAATCGGGCCGGACTCTGCATAAGGTTTAATCGCACCATGTGTGAATCCTGTCTCTTGGTTGTATAAATCACCATCTGCATCTGCCCATATAGGGCTATTGAATACACCTAGGTCAACACCTGCTGTCCTGTCTATAACACCTACATTCCAATGACCTTCTTTGTAGTCCAATGAAATATATCTGTTGTTTTCAAGATTGTCTGCACTCGGATAGAACCACCATATCTCACCATGTTGTGAATTGTGTACTGCGTAGACCTTGCTTATTTGTGCAGGGTTTATGTCATCGAATACATAATCCAATGCTTCACAGGGTAATTCTTTTGCAATAGAACCATCAAATGTGAAGAATCCTTTCTTGCCCATCCAGAATGCACCTTCATCAATAGCAACTGCACCTCTTCTTGATGCTACACCACACGCTGTTCCGACTCTCTCGAATCCATACACGAATGGTGGGCCGGAATAGATAGCTACATGTGCATCGTTATCTGTCAGGATAAGTGTCTGACCTCTCATTCTTAGTCCACACATGATTTGACCAGTTGTCTGCAACTCGAAATCACCTGCTTCGTTTGTTGCAGATGCTGCCCAAACTGTATTTGCTTCCTTATCACACCATGCAACCTTTCTAGGATTACCACCTGCTCCGAGGGCGAATACGAATCTCTCTTCAGTCACTACCATTGATTTATTTCCTACTGGTGCGTTAGCAACTATCTGTGCAACTACACCTGTATTGAGTTGCCACTCGTGAATCCTTCCATCCTTGGACGAACACGCTAGAAGATACTCGCCCCATGTGTCTAATGCCCATGTTGTAGCTTCTGCGTAAACACCTGAGCTTGTTGGTTCTCTACCATACTCATCATGTCCATAGAATCCACCACCATATCCAAGATTCAATGAACCATGCAAATCACCTGATGTTAAGGCTGATGGTGTTATGTCATAAACTGTGTGTGAAGGATTGATATATATTAGTTTGTTGTATGAACCACCTGCCAAATAGGAGTCACTTGAATTGTCCAACCAAGAAATTAAAGCTCTAGGTGCGTCTGCAAATGCACTTGTTTTTCTACTTGTCCATCCTCCAATTGGTCTTAATGAACCATCATGCCATCTGATTAGACTTGCATCTCGCCATCTATTGGAAGACTCGAAATCTGTTCCGTTTCTATGTATGCCCGGTGGTAATTGTAGTGGTATTAGTGCCATATCATCCTCATGCGGCTATTTCTGTCCATGTTACTGCATCGTTGACTATGATTTCCCATTTCTCTCTGCCTATCGTAGCAGTTCCTGATGTAACACTTACAGCACCACCACTTCTTTGTATTCTCTCACAAGTTGCTGTGATTGAAGCTTCTACTGGTAACACAATACTACCTTGGAAAATTTTCTCTGAGTCTGCAACTATTGTTGCAGATGGTGTCGTTGATGCAATGCCACCCCTCGTAGCAAATCCTAATACAGTTATACTCGCAACTGCTGTCGGTACTCCTGAACCGAATCTCACTCTGTTACATACTGCGGCTATGGTTGCTGTTGCTGTTAAATTACCTGCAGCACTTACCATAAACACACCTGATGCAGCTACAGAAGCTGCGACTGATACAGTAGCAGAACCTTTTGCAGTTTTGAAACCAAGTGTGACAATTGTTGCAGCTGGAGATACTGTTGCAGAACTCTCTCTTACCCTAGCACCATTTCCTGTAGTCGTTACTGTAGTTGTCGATGTTCCATTAACTAAAGCAGAACCTTCAGGAACTCTTCTTGCATTTGCTGAAATTGAAGATGCTACAGTAACTGTAGCCGCACCAACTCGTATCCTAATACATGCCGCAGTTACTGCTGAAATAGCAGTTACTACAGTCTGTATATCACCTTGAGTGTATTCGTGGATTCCATACAAACCCATACCATAGGAGTGAACATCTGTCTCTTCTATGATTACAACTTCACCTGCACAAGTAATACTTGCAGTCGAAGTCATCGTAGCTGGGCCGGAACCAACTGCTGTTACCGCATTTACATTGGGTATCGTACAGGTGGCTGTTACTGTTGCTGAAGCATTTATTACTTCACCAGCACTAGAACCATAGGTTCTTAGACCATATTGGGCTTCACTATATTCAAAAGCCATTTATAGGCTCGTATTAGTTAAGCGTTATATCTAAATCACCTGATGGAACACGAAATACGTCACCAGTTTCAATCAATTTAGATGCTGATAAAGTCGCATAACACATCAAATTACCTGATGAAGCGGCATCATATACACCTACATGCGTTACAGTTCCCCAAGAACCAGTAGCTGTAGGAAATTCAACAGCCGCATTATTTGAAGTTGTAGCTCCTGAAGTTGTAAATGCAACAGACTGTCTTGCATAAGCATCACCTGACAATTCTGTTACTGAACCTGCTTCACCATCACTTATTGCTGTAAACAACGCTAAGTATTTCGTGCCGGGCGCTGTATAAGCCGCACCTGCAAACACATGGTCTAGTATTTCCGTTTCTAAAAAATTAGTAAAACTCATCCTAATCCCCTCACTTTAAGTCTCAACCCCGAACCACTAAACCTAGCTGACTCAGAGGCTTCATTTAATTTAACTACTGAGGCACTATACATCTGCGCCCAAATAGCTACCCTTTCGTCTTCTGCTAAGTAGGGTGCTGAATGTATCAATGCTCCGTAGAGGTATACATCAGGCGCTTCTAGTAAAAGCCAATTATCTGCATTGCTACCACTCAAAGCTACCAGCTTCTGTATGTAGAGCAACTCAAAATCTGTATCAGCAGATGGTGTTGGATATAACTGAAACTGTCCATCTGCATGTGTGTAATAAACTGGTGTTCCACTTGTGTCTTTATTCTTTTGTCGTTTGTCTGCCATTGCATCACGAGAAATCAGGTTCACTACTGATGTTCCTGTACCTGTGAGATGCAGTCGTATCGTCTCTACCCAATCGGCAGGTATCTGCATGTACTCGTCTGCGGCTGATTGTTGTCCACTTGAACGAGCTTCCATCTTCCAATGTCGTACATCTCTGTTGATTTGAGACTCTGCCAAAGTAATGAAATCGGCTATGACTGCTGTTAAATCGTCCCTGTTGAGGAAGTCAGCGATACTTGCTTTCAGTTCTGTGTAAGTAGTGAGTGCCATCTAACC